CCTTTAAACGTAGGCTTGGTACACTTAGAACAATTGACACGAACGCACATGAATTAAAAATTCCCTTCAGCGACTTGAAACACCGTTAACCCAATTCGTCTCCAAAAATCGACGACTTGATTTCTGTCATCCAACACAAACACCACGTTGTATTTACCAACAACGTTTGCATCGAACAACTCGCTCTTCACGATCGAATCCTTACGTTGATCGCCTGTAGCACGCATGAACAGGTCATAATCTATAGTTTTTAACTCGTTTGTTGCATCATTGATGATGTTACAGTGTTGTTCAATGAATTTGATCGTTGGTTCACGAAACTTATTCTCACGGCCACTCGTAAACAGCGTCTTATAACCCTGAAGGGCCATCGCTTTAACGCACTCAATCACGGGTACGTTGGGTAGATCATTATCACACGTCGAAGCATCGTAAGGCGATCTGCCGTTCAACAACGACAACGTGCCATCAAGATCGCAGATGATTGCTTTTGGTAGACTAACGTCCTGCAACATGCTCTCAGGATCTGCACCTGCACCGCCTGGAGACCAACGTGGAGCGTAGTAAACTTCACGATCAACTAGTTTCCTACCCTTTTTATCGAGACCTGCACCACGAGCCATATCACGAATGATCTTCTCACCGATGTGAGCGAATCCAGTGCGTTTCGAATCACGAACGATGCACTCCTCAACGTCAACGTTAAACACCTTTTCAATGACCTTGACGTCACCGATCGATGCAAACAACTTATGAAGCTTCTTCACCGTTTGTGGCACGAGATGCGTATCATCAAGGATGACATCGTAACCCTCACGGAACGACTGACGAATGAGTTCGTCCTTGAAGTTCCTGATGAGATCCTCACCAGATCGACCCAACGAATGAGGGTCGTTGCCGTAACCAACGACCATGCTCCTTAAATCATCTCTGTTGATGCGAGCAAATCGACATGGTTCCTTTTTACAAAGATCTGCCGCAAACGTCGATTTAGAACTAGCAGGAAGACCACGAAGCAAAAACACGGTTCGCATTACACACATCCTCTTTCATTTCAAATACTACACAAATCAGACGCAAGTTACACAAACGTAATTACTGTAACGTCATCCACGCACTCGCGCGGAACAATTTGTTGTTGTCCGGCGAAATGACGACAGGCAATCCACGTCATCCACGCGCGTGTGGAACAACCTCATTCCCGTGAGCTATGCGCGAGCCGATCATCATGTCATCCACGCGCGCGTGGAACAACCCGCAGCTCTCGCTCCCGACGATTGTTGGTCGCCATGTCATCCACGCGCGCGTGGAACAACCCCTCCGGGGTCAACCAAGAATAGAACTCGTCGGTGATTGAAATGAGCATCATGGGATGAACACCGATTGGAATCCAACGATTCATCGGTGTTGACCAGAGTTGCTCATTCTCACGAACGGGTTGAGAATTACGTTTGTACACCCACTCAATGAGGTCACCGGGTTTCATCGAATCACTTCGTCTCGCACGAGAGATACACAATGATTGATTTACCCATCGGACCTATCACGACGTAGTTAGATGTTTTATTTGGCTTCCTGATGTTGCAAGTCGTTCCAATAACAAATGAACCGTTAGAAACATCGTTCGTATTGACGCACGTGAGAGCAGCGTTTACATAATCAGCGCCGATGAGGTCAGCGGTCGAAGCAACGCAGCACCAGTTCGCCGTGATCGTGGACATCGGTAAACACGTCCCAGCACGCGTCGGTGGCATCTGATCATACAGCTTTGTAACTTTTCCATTATCAATCTTGTCGACCTCAACGTTGAACGATGTCGTTAGTCGCTGTTCATCACCAGCCATCGCGATTCGTTCACAATGAACGAATCCACACGTTCCTAAAATTACACACGCTGATGCAATGACATTGGCTGAGTAAAACTTCATCATTTGTGAATCATAACACCGTCGATACTCGCTTTACACTGTCAACACGTGCAACTTCGATCCCCAACACGACGATCCAGCGACTCGACACTCGATGTTGTTAGAGATTCGAACGTTGCACGGCACGTGTGTGTGACCCGCCAGCACCACGACGTACTCATCATTCCTACCCACCATGACCCGCTCGATGGCTTTGCCCAGCGCAACGTTCGTGTTGTAGGGCACCCACAATCCCTCGAGAAGCGTGCCGACGGCACGTGTGGCTTCCTTCCACGGTGGAAAATGCGTAACAACGTAGACCATTCTGTGGGCATCTAAAGCCCGTTCCAACCTATCAGTGATCACATCAGACGACCTGTTCGCCATGTTTCGCCATGCTTCAACGCGTTCGTACATGTTTTCCTGACGAGAAAAATCAAACGTCATATGCCAATCTGTTGTTAGCTTCATCGCATTCACAGAACAATCAATTGCATCATACCAACCTTCCGTTCCGATCAATGCCACGTCATCTGACAACGAAACAACGTGCTCGTGCGTGAGCCAGTGTAAACGTGGATACGTTCTCGTGATGCGCTGCACGTCTGTGTGAACTGAATCGATGTAACGTCCGTGATAGTCATGGTTTCCGAGGACGAAGTGAACGTGACCATTAAAGAAGCGTGACATCACCTCGAGGTCGCGCTCGACGACCCTTCCGGTGCTTACGTCACCAGAAATGATCAAACGTTCAACTCCACGATCGTTCAATCCCGTAAAGAACCTACGTTTCGAACTCAACGTCCATAAATTGAAGTGCGTATCGCTGCACCATGCCGTTTCCATGCATCAACAAGTACCATTCATAGCACACTCGTGGTGTTAACAACGTGTTACAAGCTCGTTACAACACGCGTTTACACACATTCCTTCGCATCATAATAAACAAGACACAATATCATAGAAATTTTGATGATTGAAACTACAATAAAATATCCATCAGCGCATACGTAACTCAACGTTTATGTGACCACACTTCTTCAGAACCACAAACTCGTGTACCGTTCATATTGCCACTCAATCAGATCTCCTGGCACTAACGTGTTGGATGTTAGCTTCAGCAATGTTCTTCGACGACGCGCAGAACAACCCATCGTCTGTCCAACCTTGTGAACCACGTGTCATCCATATGAGCGCGGAACAACCGGCAAGCTCGTGGTCCGCGTCGGGCCGAACTGTGCGTCATCCACACGCGCGCGGAACAACCCCGTTGGGGTCAACCACATGTAGAACTCGTCGGTGATTGAAATGAGCATCATGGGTTGAACGCCAATAGGAACCCAGCGTTGCATCGGCGTTGACCAGAATTCATCATTCTCACGAACTGATTTATAATTAGATTTGTATACCCACTCAATGAGGTCACCTGGTTTCATCTATGTTCTCCAATAATGCGTGGAACAACCCGCCCGAGTGAAGCCTTCGGCGAGCAAACCACACGCGTCATCCACGCGCGCGTGGAACAACCCTTCGGTGTCAACCAAGAATAAAACTCGTCGGTGATTGAAATGAGCATCATGGGTTGAACGCCGATTGGAATATAACGTTGCATCGGCATTGACCAGAGTTCATCATTCTCACGAACGGGTTGAGAATCAGATTCATACACCCACTTGATGAGGTCACCAGGATGCAGCTCACAAAAATCTCTAACCATGCGTTTTCATGGTATACGGCGTTTGTTCTTCATCGGTGCGTCGCTTCAACGCCTCCTCGATACGTTTCTTCAAAAATATGAGGCTTAATTCTTCATTTTTTTGGTGTTCTTCAACGTAAGAAGTACGGTGCAACGGATCAATATCACTATCGTAAAAATCATGTGTTAAACACCAAGCAACGAACAGCATCTCAGAGCCACGAACTTCTATTTCAACGTCAGGATTGACGAACCTTATTCTATCGTTTGTCATGATAGAATCATACATCATAAACACATGAGTTGCACTTCTACCCGTGCTTTCGCAGGTAACGATCAGTTATATCAACGATGATTTTATCGATCTTCGATCGATTAGGTTCGCGACGTAGCTTTGACGTCTCGTACAACGAATCGACCTTCGCCTGCATCAGTTCAGCGTACTCTATCAATCGATCATACGACCATTCACCACGTTTTATCGCAAGAATTTCTTCCCTATCAGGACGCTTCACAAAAACCATTCCAGTCGTTAGTATTTCTTCACACATTCGCATCAATCGAACGAGGTGCGAAGCATGCTTTGTGTCATACCCAAATCGAGATTCAAGCTCAGCTCGTTTTGGATTACGCGTATTCTTCCAGTTGATGTAGTTGTCGTATTTTGTAGCTGCAGATTGGTACGCTCGCTCCTGAACAAACAACGTGATCAAATCCTTTGGAAGTTCCAACGTGTGACCGTTTTCTATGAGAGAAGCATACGCACCGATTTCAGACTTTGTCACACCGATCGCGTCAGACAGACCAAAGTCACTTCGCTTTGGTTCTGAACTGGGTGGATTGAGCAACCATTCTTTATGCGTTTTGATGCGTTTCAGTTGCGAGAAAGCATATCCACTAAATGTATATTTCGCTTTCTTTGAGATAAACTCATCGCGTATCGACCTAAGCTACTCACCAAATTCATCGATCTTGATAATATCGTTCTCATCAACGTGAAGAACCTCAATTATTGAAGGATTACAGTCTGCGGCGAGGCTTGCAAACTTCTCAAGCGAATATACGACTTGATCAATGCCATCAGATTTTGAACCCATGTGTTCGTGCTGTTCGAACCTCTGAGTGAATCCAAAGTAAGCTTCCTTGGGTTTTACGCATATACCCTTGAAATCCTCATCGCTGTCAGGCGTGTTTAGACCATACGCATGCGAACCATGACGAGCCATGTATATAGTTCTTGCTTCAACGTCAAAGTTCATGATAAAACTTGTACCACACGGTCAAAATCGTTTACACTTCGTTTACACTTCGTTCGTTAACGACAACGGGGCACGCAAGTGCCCCGTGGACAACGTCACTTCACCTCAACGGTGATCCTATTTTTCTGATCCTTTTTAAGGCGTTTAATAACCAACGTGAGCACACCATCCTCAACACGGGCTGTCGTCGTGGAAGCGTCGAACGCTTCAAGTATGGTGTATGTTACATCGACCTTCTTGGCATCCTTACGAACGTACGATACATTGAGCTTTTGATCCTCAATCGTAACGCTAACGTTCTCACGCTTCACCCCTGGAATATCAAACTCGATGTTTAAGTTTCCATCAACATCATAATATGCCGTCCTGTATGACGTACTTGGTACGTACCCTTGTTTGTTATTATTTGTCAATGCCCATGAACGAAAATCATTAAACCAATCGTTATACATTGAAGTTATACCAAACTCGTCATTTATCGTCATTGATTCAATCTCCTTGTTAGAGGAACACAACGTTCCTCACAGGAAAGCAATGTAACCCACCCTAAAACGTTGTACAGGCCATATTGTGGTACCACTTCTTAGTAAGAACCAGATATTCGTAGGACGTTGATTTCATCCTTCTTTGTGTATGCTTCGTAGAACTCCTCGATTGAGATTCCTGAAGCAATCACTATCTCAAGCAAGTAGTGCTGAGCGTCAGCAAGTTCTTCAATGTATGCATCACGATCAAACTCACCCGTCACTGTCAACCTGTGTCTCTTACACTTCAAGTGTTGCCTTGCTTCGTGAAGTTCATCTGCACATTCATAAGAAATGTTCTTCACGAACAGTTGACCTTCCTTAGACGCTAAATCAACTGGAAACGCCGAAAAACCACGCTTCTCCTGAAGCAGTTCCATGAACTTACGTTGCATGACCCACATCGACTCGAGCTTGCATTGATCGGCCATCGTTAGTTAGACTCCTTGTTCCCGCCTTCGCCATCACCGACGATGAAGCTGCTCGAACGTTGTGCCTGTAGCTCACGAGCATGAGCTAACATCTTATCGTGCATCTCTCTAACCTGTGTCTGGTACTCAGGCGTCAACACGAGCACGTGCGGATCGTTTTCATCTACACTAACGCTGATCTGACGTAGGCTATCGGTTACATCGGTGCCGGTGAGCATTCCCTCTTGAACGCACTGAACGACGCGGTGCCAAACTGAATCTGCAAACTTGAAGTGCTTCACTGTTATTTCTCCCTGTACGAGTGCAATTCTACAACACGCGTTGAGAACGTTCAATCGATTTCACAAAGCGCAGATGGTCAGCAACTTCACGAATATTTCATCGTGCATTCCATTGATGTCATTATTGGCGTTGTTGACCTTGATACAGCTAGCAAAATTATCGTCTGCCCATTCACCGTACAGTTCAGCGACCCGCTTCTGCAACGATGTATCATTTTCATAACAATCGTCTTCTATCGATCGTTTGAACGATTTACCGTGAACGATGATCGTCACGAACGGTTCCTTCAATGACCTGAACATCAACCAATTTAGCAATCGATTGACGCCAGTTGCTTTACCGTACACGAACGATGAAAGGTTCCATCGATCAAGAATCACAACATCGTTCTCGTCAAGCAACTTACGAAGGTACAAGACCTGAAACGTCAATTTATTGATGAAATTGATGAATTGAAACAGGTTTGGATAACGCTGAGCACGACCATCTACAAGCATTTTATATATGAGCTTGTGCGTTCTAGCGCACATCACCGTTGGCAATTTCAACAAAATCGTTTTATATCCAGACGTGATACATGAATTCAATAGCAAACTCGCCTGTGTTGACTTACCATGACGATCAGGTCCCTCAATTACGATGATTTTTGCTGTCACTTTGACCTCGCAAGAAAGTTGCTCTCATTCTTGATCGTTTTTCTATATTGCACCCATCCACGAAAATTACCACAAAATGCAAATTCAGGAAGCATGTTGTTCGTAACAAACGGATCATTGTACGGTTTCATCGGTCTGGCCACGTGTTCAAGAGGCGACATGTGACCAGAACTTATCAACTTCTCGCACAGTTCAATGTCAGCCATAACGTCACGTTTTCCATCATGCGTCAAATAAGAAATCCTTGCACACCTTCCGGAGGAAACCTTACAAGCTTGTTCGATCGTTAGTTGCAGATTCGGATCATCGTTGTTTCTGTACGACGAAAGCACAGTTTCATCCGGTTGTAGCAACGGAAGGTGCCAATCACCATAATTTAAATGACAAGGTCGCGACGAATTATACGCCTCGTACATTAAATCGGCAGCACGGTGAATTTCAGGTTGAGCTTCGGAATTGCGACGTAATCCCCAAAAGTTATCCCATTCAGTCGAAGAAACGATTATCGTTTGCCAACACCATGGTTCGATCAACCTGTTCGCCAATTGCTTATGAACGCCCAGTTTTGCCAGCGAACGAGCGTGAGCAATGGCGTCTGTCATCGCAACTATCCACGTTCGACGTGCTTCTACGGATTCTGCATCATCAAGTTCACCGTTCGCTTGCATGCCCCTTGTGTTCTTACCAAATGATTCTGGAACGAATGGATCGTTCTCAACCATCGATATTCGCTTCTCAACCGGTATTGCACGTGACGACGCAGAGTTACGTGAGAACGCTCTGTGTGTGTTGAATTCTGACAACACTATTCGAGGTAACGTGACCTCAATGGTGGTCAAACGAACGTTATCAGGACTCACGCTGTCGGCGAGGACCCTTGCACTAAACGCCATGATCCGACCATCCTTTCGGATCGGATGAATCATCTGGAAGCGTTCTGACGGTTGGATCTGCAGATTGCAGAGCACCCGCTCTGTCGACGAGGTTACGCAACCTCACCAAATCATCGAGCCTCAGCAAGGTCTCAGCGTAGTGACCACCTTTCGATGAAGAAGGCTTGAAAACGTATTTCAAAGCAACCAACGCTCGTTTCCACCATGGAAGGAAGTTGTTCATTGCAACCTCAATGAACAATTCGCCATCGTTTTCATTTAGAGTAAACCTGACGGTGTGCTCCATCAACGTACGCTTGCAACCGTAGTATTGATTCTCCATTCACAGAATGGTACGCTATGAAACGTTCACGTACAACAGCTCAAACGCGCCTAATGAAATCATACAATCCATTCTCTAACGTATCGTATAACTTTTTTTCTAGGTCATCGCAAACATCATTCATTGCAGCGATCGATTCACGTTGATCTGAAGAGTTCTGGCTCTTATTCAATTGAATGAACTGCGTAATGCGATGTTTGATGTTATCAACGAACTCCGAAACATCCTGTCTCAACGCCCACTCTGGCACGCCGTGAAGGAATGCATCCTCGGTGACGATCCTTCGGGATTCATCGTTTGCGATGTCACGAAGCTGTCGTTCGTTTAGCTTTATCGATTTGCGCTTCACGATTGTTTATCAACGCCCTTCATCGCTTCGTTCCACACGTTCTGAATCACCCTGTTCACACGTGACATCATCATCTCTGACGCTGTTTCGCTAGCGTCCTTTATTCGTTGGTGTTCAGCATCATCTAGCTCATGCGTTTCAGCATCGTAGCTATCACGTGAAGCGACGATCATGTTCATCTCGATACCGCGTCTGAATGGATCAGCGAGGTTAGCAACCGATCTAGCGATGCTAGGACGATCGAATGGATCGCTTACAACGTCGTTGTTCTCATAAACTGAAGGCGAGATCGCAACCTCGCGAATGATGCGCTTAAGCGTACCTAACTTCACTCTCATGTTGCTGATCGTTAAGTATGCAGTTCGTGATCATCAACTACACTTACTCCAACCACAGCTACACGATACGCAACCCGATTGATAAACCAACGATGTTGATCCACACTCCGGACACTTCTTTTCATCAGTGACAATCGTGCCGTCCTTTATGTAACCCTTGAGAACGCGTGCAATGACGCTTGAGAAGCTCTGAAGATCAGAATGCTTATCCTTCCTCAATTGTTCAGTGAGGTACTGAATTGGTACGCCGTGTCGCATCGACAACGAAAGCATTCTTGTCAACGCACCGTGTTCAGGGTTATCGAACAACGAAACAACGTCCTTTAGAAGCAATTCATCGTCAATCAATGGTATTCTCAGGTTATACGTTGCAACGCCGTCCTTCTTACCGTTCTTGACGATGATTGCCTTCTTCGTTTTGCGCGGTACCTCTACGTTGTTCGATAGACCGGCAAAGATTTCGTAAGGTCGATCCTTGAGCAAACCGACGAGAACGAGGTACGATTCACCCTTCACGTTGACACGGTGCACGTCGCACTCTAGCTCCTTCGGTCGCTTTGGAGCATGGTGATCCGTTATCTCCTTGGCACCGTGTCCGGCGTTGTCCATGCCCTTCGTGGAGACGAGAACGCCGGATCTGGAGCCATCGCGATACACTGTCACGCCTTTGACTCCAAGCTTCCATGCCTTCATGTAAACGTCTGAAACGAGCGCTTCGGTTGCTTCCTTTGGAAGGTTTATCGTCTTTGATATAGAATGTTCAGTCCACTTTTGTGCAACTGATAACAATTCTACCGATTTCGACCAATTTATCTCATTGCTAGTTGCATGAAAATACGGCGATTCATCGACGTTCGTTTTTCCAGTTACATCCATCCAGCGCTTCACACCTGGGTGATAAACGATGTATTCCTGCCATTTATCGCCGACCTGATCAATGAAATCAACGCTAGCACCATAAACAATCTCATCATCAGAGAGCTTCTTGCGTCGTTTGTAGCTCAATAGATAAACTGGTTCGATTCCGCTAGTTGTCTGCGTCAGTATTGATACGCTACCTGCAGGTGCAGTCGTTGTCAACGAGATGTTTCGCCTACCGTATGCATCAAAGTCAGCGTTGACGTCTGACGTTGAAAACTCACGAAGAAGCTTCGCGAATGGATTATTGCTATAACGACCGTGTTCCCACGATGGAAACGCTCCACGTTCCTTCGCAAGCTCGACGCTGCTGGCATGTGTAGATAGCGCTAGGGCCCTATAGATGCATTCAACGACGTTTATCGATTCATCGCTACCGTAACGCATGCCGAGTGCAGCGACGGCGTCACCAAGCGCCGTGACTCCAGTGCCAGTTCGACGACCGTTCACGCACGCCGTTCGAATGCCATGCCACAACGAAAGCTCACGCTGCTTCTCAGAAATCGATTCAGGATCGCTGGTGACCTTTGCAATGATGCGATCTATCGCTTCAATTTCTAGGTCAACGAGATCGTCCATCAAGCGTTGTGCCTTACGAGCATCGCTGTTGAATGATTCAAAATCAAAACGCGAATTGTCTGTGTATGGATCAACAACATACGATAAAACATTCAACAACAACAAACGACATGAATCATTTACGCTCAAGGGTAATTCTGAACATGGATTCGTACAAACGGTTTTGAACCCCTTGTCGGCAAATTCATCCGCCATTGAGTTACGAATCACGGTGTCCCAATTAAGAACGCCTGGTTCGGCTGACAACCAAGCAGCGTGCATTACCTGCGACCAAATTGTCCGCGCCTTGACGACGCGTGTAATTCTAGCAGATTCGATCGTCGACTCAACCGGCCAACGAAGCGTAAAATCAGCGTCCGTTTCAACGGCATTCATGAACTCATCTGTAACGCGTATAGAAATGTTCACACCCGTGATCTTTGTTAAATCACGTTTCGAATTGATGAACGTTTCGATGTCTGGATGGCGAACGTCCAACGTCTCCATAAGAGCGCCCCTACGACCTCCCTGAGCGACCTCGCGCGTTGTGTTGGAGTACCTCTCCATGAAATTAATGACGCCAGCTGACGTTCTCGCGGCATTGCGAACAACGGTGTTGCGCGGTCTGATGTTGCTAAGATCGACACCAACGCCTCCACGACGTTTCTGTATCTGAAGCATTTCTTCATCGGCTCTTGCAATGGATCCATACGAATCAACGGGAGGCGCAATGACGAAGCAGTTCGACAACGATTGAACCTGCGACGAATTTCCAACGGCGCTCATCGGTGATCCTTGCGGTATGATGCGCTTGAATCCATCGAACATATCAAAGATTTCATCTTCAGACATCGGATTCGCGTACTTTGCTTCTATACGAGCAAACTCACGTGCCAACCTCCTGTGCATGTCGGTAGGCGTCAATTCAATGAACTCTCCATTTTCATCACGAAGCGCATACTTCGTGATGAATACCTCAGCAGCTAAAGAATCACCGTTAAAGTAAGCACACGAGGCGACACGGGCCTCGTCGTATGTGTACGTCGTCAATTCAATCTCTCCTTACCGACCAACATAAACCATGTGGCGGTCCATACGAACATCTTGTATACGTTGCAGTGTTTCATAACTATCAGACCGTCTCGGGTTCGTTTGACTTCAACGCACCACCGAACGCAGGATCGTTCTTCATCTCCAACCACTTCGCCTTGATCTGTCGCTTGTGTTCGTTCTCGTCATCAGTGGAAGCCTTCTGAAAGCTCATGATGTTTCCGCAGATCGCGAACTTGCTACGTGCAGTATCAATCTGCAATGGATACACGAGGCCATCACGTCCTGCACGATTTTTCGCAATGCACAATCGACCTTCGCCAGTTGCTTTTTCATACGTCTTACGACTGATGCTTAAAACAACGTCCGCAACGAACGCTTTGCCATAGGCCTCTGACATATTGTTTAGATCAACGACATCGCTTTGGCTGCCTTCTCTGTTCGATTGGCTCGCCGTCCAAATTGGAAACTTCTTCTCCTGACCTAGGCTACGCAGTTCCTCGTAAACGAGTTTCAACTCGTGTCGTAAAGCATCGTATTGTCTTGAGGAACGCATGATGTCAGCGTAATCTACTACGATGAGTCCCGGTCTGAATCCTCGTAGATCAAGTCGTTCCATGTGTGCTCGAAGCGTTTGAACCGTAGCGGTGTTCGCCGGAAACCCCTTGATGATCAACCGACCCATCTCACCACCCATCGATTTGTACGCTTCAATCACCTGTTCCTTGTTGGCGATGACGGTGTTCGAATCGATGTCGCACAGGTTCGAATCATAACGAATCGCCGTTGCTTCCTCAGATAGTTCGAACGTATAGTGAACAACGTTTATTCCTAACTTCAATGCATGACAGCCTAACCACACCAAAAAATGAGATTTTCCCACTCCAGTCGGAGCTATTATGACTCCGATCTCGCCCGATCCCAATCCTCCGTTAAGGATGTCCTTCCTGTCGAGCTCATCAATTCCTGTTGGAACTGCGTTACGTTGCAGGACTGTGAACCTTGCATCGAAGTCATTGAAAAAATCGTGACCCAATGATGGTGATGTACCTACGCTGACGGCCTTCTTCACTCCCTCAACGATCTGTTCGTACCTACCTTCGTGCATCTGATCAACAGCTGTTGACAGTGCCGCCTTCAACGCCTGTTTTCTACAGAAGTCAAGCGATTTATCCTTGACGTAACCAAGATCGCCAACGTCTGGATTTGCTCTCGTTCGTTGAAGGTACTCAATGATCTGATCGCGTAGAATAACGTCGGTGCCTACCTTCAACTCATCCTTTATTATCGTTACTAACAACTGCAACGAAGGAAAGACTTTGTACTTCTTAGAATAATCGAAGTAGTGCTTCGCAAGAAACTGTAGGTACCTCAGATCAAAGTACGAAACGTCGATCACCTCAGATAGTTGTTCTGCCCACTGAGGATCAGTGAGCAATGCCTGCATGATGCGCTCTTGAAACGATTTTCCATACTCAGAAAAAGATGCACTCATTTTAACATCTGCCATCAAGAAGCTCCTTTGCCATTGCTATTCAACCCTTCAATGCAATTGAACGTGTACATGAAGTCTGCAACGTTGAAATCGTTGATGCCATCCTTGATGAGCAACCTCACCAATCCAACGTGATCGCTGCGCGGCTCATAGGAGCTCAATCGACCATCTATCGTCGCCTGTTGCGTTGCAGAAAGCATGTTTCCATTGAGGTACACTAATGCCCAATTACGTCGTAAATCCTCAACGTGTTCAACGATGTCACGAAATTTGTTCGATTCATCAACGTGTGAACTGGCATAATCAATCACATCTTGTAACAGGATATCACCCTCCAATCCAAGAAATGGGAATAGCTTTGAAACTGTCTTGAAACCAATTCCTCTGAATCCTGGCACGTTGTCGCCCTTATCACCACACAGCGCCTTTGCAATGGCGAAGTGCTTCGACTGAACTCTGAACTCCTCAAACACATCGTTTTTCGTCACAAATGTTTTCTTATGAAGGCTATATTGCTTCGTTTTATCGTCTAGCAATTGGTAAAGATCCTTATCAGACGACACGATCACCTTGTTACGATCCCTCATGGGACCACAACAAAGGTATGCAACGAGATCATCTCCTTCGCAATCAGAAACGTACAACGAACAGATCGGAATGCACCTTGACATGTGAATTAATGATTCAAGTTGGTACTTTCTGTTGTCCTCTGTGTCAGGAATATCATCCTCATAAAACCTGTTTAGCTTCTCAGGTCTACGCGCGAGTTTGTACTCTGCAAACAGCTTACGTCTCCTAGTCGATCCTCCACCCTCCCACGCCACGTACACAGCGCTTGGTTGAACGTCATCGACCAGCCTTCTCATGGTCTTTAAAAACCCTATGCACCCTCCCATTTGGTAACCATTCGTTGACATCGTCGGAAATGCTGCCCAACTACGTATGAACAGGTTGTACGCATCAATTATCAAAACGGGTCTGTCTGTTTGCGTCAAATCCATGAACTTCAACAGTAACAACGAAACACGTGAAGTTCAACGGTAGGTAGACTGCATGATACCTATCAACGATGGACGCTATCAACGAATGCATCAAACTGATGATTGAAAGAATCAGATCGAAGAACGGTGCCAATGAACGATTCAACCTCTATGAGTTCAAGTCGTTAGAAACGATACAAGAGCGACTTGAGTATGCCGACAGAAGGTTACAAAAACTAGGCGAGGGTTCGAGCCGAGTCGCGTACACGTTGAGCAGCAGGTTTGCTATGAAGATCGCATCCAACGAATTAGGACTTATACAAAACGAGGAAGAAGTTGCAATCTATAAAAATGCATCATCTCTATTGAAATCAATCATCACAAAGATCCACAAGTACGATGAACAAAAATATACGTGGATCATCGCTGATCTTGTTAGACCGTTCAAATCTGATAAAGAGTTAAATATTGCCGCGACAGGTCACGATGATGGACGTACTAGACTCATAACCCTCAAAGATATAACTAACGAATATATAACTAACAAATCACCCGAATTGCTACAAAAACTGTACAAATTACGCAAGAACAATGAAATTACATTCGATGACATTGACGGTTACATGCAATGGGGTAAAGCGGCAGATGGACGTATTGTGCTTGTTGACTACGGTTACTCACAGAGAACAGACGATGCCTATGAACGATGTATGCCATCAACTGAACGTGCACCATCAACTGATCGTGTGCCATCAACGAATGTATGTGTAGACGCACGATACATATGAAAACATCTAAGCAATCGAATCAGGAGGCGGAGGAACTTCCTTCGTTGTTACCACGATCCGTGCAATTTCATCGACCAATTGATTTGCTGATTTCAACACGTCAGAGTCATCGAACGTAAACTTCCAACACGGCGTGACGTTGACGAGGTTCAATTGCAACTTCCCGTTCCTGAGCAACAACTGATGGCTGTGCCTCGAAATGGGTGGAAACCTCTTCGTCAACAACTCTAAAAACAGAACAGCATCCTTCATGAACTCACCAACTCCACGTTGCCATAGTAAATCTCAACGTTATCGTTACCAACTTCGCACAGAACAATGATCCTGATACGATCATCACCTATTATTTCATCGTTATACAACGTAAACAGTTCAAACCCTGCGATCGGCGTTGAAAATTCAGATTGTTTGATCGGATGACGTTCATCAACGACGATTTCAACATCAGAATCAGGATCAACCAACGTGCACAGCTCGCTCAAATTGAGCAGTTCACATAGCTTCGGCGAAGCATATGCATCACAAGCAACGACCTTCAACCTCGTATTGAACGGATTCTTCGCCTTTAAAGCGTTTGCTAACCCCTTTTTACACTCAACGATGCTATCAACAAGTGATTCAACGTCGGCTGAAATCGTCCACTGAACGGTAAAATCCATCAGCCGGCGACACCAGTCGATCCGAATCCACCTTCACCGCGTTCGGTTTCATTCAATTCATCGACAACGTCAAACGTTGCTTGAGTAACAGGAACGAACGCGATCTGTGCAATGCGATCGCCCGAATTGATGTTAAAATCATAATAGCATGAATGATTGATCAATAAAATCTTCAGTTCTCCTCGATAATCGCTGTCTAACGTACCAGGAGAATTGAGAACGGTGATGCAATGTTTCAACGCCAATCCAGACCGTGGCCTAATCTGACACTCGTACCCATCCGGGACCTCGAGAAAGAGTCCGGTGCCGATCAAAGCTGTTCCACCACGCATCTGAACGACGGCATCATGGGCGGCTCGAACGTCGCAGCAAGCAGAACCGGCGGTAGCATACGTTGGCAACGAAGCGGTAATGGCATCCAGTTTAACTTTTACGTTGATGTTCATTGTTGTTACGTTATCCTTTCGTCTATCAGTGTTTTTAACTGCGTTGAATTCATCTTCTTAATGTCACTTTCCCAAAGAACAAGAACTTTATAACCCATTTCAATTAATTCATTTACTCTACGTTCATCATTATGCCATAATTCTTTGGCTAACGTTTTCTTATGTCCAATGATGTCATCAGATTTAAAAATCGATGGATTTGCGTGCCAATAATTTCCATTAACTTCAATGATCAAATTCAATGATTGAACGTACACATCACACAAGTAATGAAGAACTGGAAACTGCGTTTTGTACTCAACACGTAATTCATCTAGCATGGTTTGAACCATCAATTCAATCTTTGTGTTCTTAGATTTCGTGGGTAAAACGTTCTTTGACATCCAATCTGCTTGGCGTTTAATGGCTTCATCGTGACCAAAATCAGCAACCCACTTATCAAAGTTAGACATTCGCATGCGATGCGTGACAACTCGATTTTTTATTTTTTGACGATAACTCTCGACGCTTAGTGCAACCTTCATTGCCTTTGCGTGACGTTCACGGTACAAAGAATCCTGCCACATTTCATTCAATCCTACGCGTCGTCGTTTTTGAATTTCATCATCATTAAGCATGATGATTGCTTGTTCACGACAATGTCGTTTATTAACATCGCTATTACGCCATTCGTCTAACCACGTTTGTTTGGCTAAAACAACGCCTGGAAACATTCGTTTGTACTCTTCACACGTCAATCCATGTTTCTTGATGTGCGAGTTAGAAACCATCGTGAATTGTGCATGACATATCATACACTCGATCACTTAACTCTCGTCTTCAACGTCATCGCTTGCTGGCGATTCACCCTCGTCCATGGCTTTCTCGCCCACTTTTAGCGTATATGTAGCCTCGATCACCTTATCGACGAAGAACTTCGTCTGTGGATCCTTCATCACGTCGCCGAATGCAGGCTTGTAGAACTTCTTCTCAACGAGAACTTCACCCGTCTTCGTATCACTGACAATTAGATCCTTCCAACCTGATGTACCCGCAACTGTTGCCATGACGTTGTGAACAACGCCCTTTTCATCCGTCCAATCGAATGTAACATCGTTTTCTGCGCAGTACGAACGAACCTCATCAAAGATGTACTCGCATTCTGAAATTCCAGATCCGAAGATGATATCAAACTCGTATTTTCTGAAAGGATGAGCGACCTTGTTCTTCTTCACGGTGCAGATCACGTGAATTCCGATGACGTTTCCGTGTTTATCCTTGACCTGCGATCCAGATGTCAATCGTAATCGAACGCTAGCATGGTATGGAATAGCTTTTCCGCCCGGCGTCGTTTGTGGATCACCGTGCATCACGCCGATCGCGTCCCTCAGTTGATTGACACAGATGAACGTGATGTTGTTCTGACCGATGACACCCGTGATCTTTCGCATCGCCTTGCTTATGACGCGTGCCTGTAGACCCATCGTATCCTTATCGTAATCACCCTCAAGTTCAGCCTTTGGCGATGATGCCGCAACTGAATCCCAAACAACGAGAATTGGCACATCCTTCGTCGAAGGCATCGACTTTGCCTTTAGAATGATCGATTCAACGATCTTGAACACCTCTTCTGTACAGTGTGTATCGCAGTACACAAATCGCTTACGAATGTCAATTCCCATCAACTTGAGTTTATCGATCGGCGTTGCATTCTCCGTGTCAATATATACGACTAGTCCGCCCATCGCTTGGACATTAGCAGCTGTATGGTAGACAAGGTGACTCTTACCAACTGAAGGAACTCCGGCGATCTCGATGATCCTTCCCTCAGGATAACCTCCTCCAGGAGCGTTCCTGATCGCATAATCTAATTGTATGGATCCAGTCGGAATCCAACGTTTAACAACAGTTGGAGCCTGCGTTTCCGCCAAGTTATAAGCAACTCGTAGACCAAATTCCTTATTTATATCTCGAATAAGCGAACTTGTCAGCTGATCTAACTCATCGAGTACTTCTGTATCAGTTTTAACAGAACCTGCTTCGAGCTTCTCTTTCTTGGCCACGTAACCTCCACGAACATTGTGATTTGATAGAATTTGAGCGTAACGGAGGACTTGCACCTCCATCTCCCGATTGGATCCCGGGCGTGCGACTTTACACCAGAAACGCATCGGTGGCAATGAACATCGCCACCAGCTACAACGTTAGGACTCGTCGACCATCAGGTCTGCAAATGCATCTTCGAGGCTCTGCTTCACGGGCTTCGGTGCATCATCGTCATCATCGATGCTAACAGCTTTCTTCGACGCTTTCTTTGTTGCGGTCTTTTCAACAACCACGGATTCATCGATCGCAGCCTTCTTCGACTCAACGACAACGGGTTGTGCGGCAATCTCTTCCTTCAACAGGTCGAGATCATCCTTCGGCTTAGCCCCACGAGCGGCGCCATCAGCCTTTGGATCAATCGCTGTTCCGCTATCGAGCCACGTGTTCAATGACGATGAGATCTCATCATACGTCTGTAACTTATACAGGTCGTTTAGATCAGGAATCGCATCGAGCCATTTCTTGGCCTGAGCAGGATCGTCAGATAGCTTACACGAACGTTTGAGATCGATGTTCGTGTCGAGTTGAGCTTTACCGTTGTACACCTTCTTCGAAGGAACAAGAGCGACCTTTAGATCGTTTCCTGTCTCGTGATCAAGGTAATCACCGCCATCTTCATCTGTGAAGAAGCTCAACATTCGTTGGTACAGGAACGGATTCAAGCTCCAAACCAGAACACCCTTGTCCTCCTGACCACGAACGATGATCGGAATGTATGCCGTCGTCTTTGCTCGCAGCTTCTTTGCCAACTCACGATCTTCAGCCGAACCGCTCGAATACAGCTTCCGCGTTAGCTCAGCAATGGGATCAGGCTTATTGAACTGTATCGGAGCAAGGATCCTGCGTTGTTCACCGAGGTAATAAAACCTCAGTTCCTTTATCGGTTGCTCAGGAGTCGTATCCTTCCAAGGTAGCGGACGCACTCTGTACTCGCCTACCGTCGGTTTCCATAGTTGGACAGATGAGTTCTTGCTCTGTCCGCTTAGTTCGAGTATCCGCTTACGAATTGCGTCTAGGTTCACAGCCATCTTCGTCTTCCTCTTTCCTTCTTACGAATTCGATCCTAACACCGCACCCTGCGTTGTTCAAGATCGTTTTACCACGTTTGTTTCTACCGCTTACCGTTTTTAGATCGTCCAAGTTGGTCAGGATCTGCTCCCAACGGAGCGGTATAACCCGCAATTCCGCCTGATCCAGCTCCTGCACCCATCTCGTCGACCGCTTCGCCGCTTTCATCATCATCAACGTCATCGGAAACCAATTGATTTGGTACCCGAGCATCATGCGCTTCCAAAACCGCTAACCGAATGTACTCTTTGAGCAGGTTGCTCATGGAATAAGTATCATTCTGTAACGTCTTGATCAACGGCAGGCCAATAAAATACGTCCTTTTCGCTGACCGTTGAAATGTAATCTGCCGTTGATAATCCATAGACGAGCGGCGAGATCTTCAAGCAATAGGGTTTGTTCTCGGGCAGAACCATTCCGTCGTTGAGCTTGATCGCCAACCACTCATCAGCGTTCAACGTGATGCCGTAGTGTTGCAGGACGAACACGGTTCGATCGGGCGTCGTCATGTATGTTATATTGTTATTATACGTGTATTCCTCACCCAACTTGTCGCGACGCCAAGAATCAGTCTGAGGAACGTAGAAGTCGTTTGACGATTCCTTTCCTGGAAGACCAACCTTTCCGAGGTCGTGAAACAACGATGCAATGATCATGCTCTGCTTCGGTAGCTTCCAATTATAAGCATTGTTGATCGTGACGAGGTTGTTGAGAACACGTAAACTGTGATCAACCAATCCACCCGCAAAACAACAGTGGTAATCGCGCTTCGCTGACGCTGGACACAGGCACAGCCTTTCATCAATTTCATCAAGCATCGACTTGATCGATGCAACACGATCGCCAGTTCGTTCACACAGCAACGTAAAACGAGTCCAGTTCTGCTCGATCTGTTCTGGAGTGAGGGACATCACTGCACCTCAACGTACAGAGGATTGATCGCCTTCAGTTCATTTTCTGTCGGCCTCGTTCTACCGAAGTAGAAGCAACCCGCATCAAAGTCCTCACGTTCCCAGATGTAAAAACCAGGTCCACCGACGCCGTGTTCAAGGTAGACGATTCCAACTTCAATGTATTCATCGTTGTCTTGCATAACACAAAACGTAAACCACGTTCTGTCACGTGTTCAAGCAATGATCGTTGATTTCATATAAAAACGTTGAATATACCCTCGAACCCTAACGTGATCAATCGCCATCACCGCTTCAAGGTCATCATTGTGAACGTCAACGATCATTGCATCGTGTAACAAGAACACGGGGTGTGCTCTGTTCGGCAATAAACCGATGATTTGGTTAAATCCAAGCATCGTGACATCAACGCCCGTTGATTGAGCGTAGTAGTTCACAAGCACGTTGTCGAGAGGATCATCAATAACGACTCGACGTCCGTACCTGTTCGTGAGGTAGCCATTAGCGATGAACGATGCCTTGATTCGTTCTAGCAGCTCGCTCGTCCTGAACTGCAACTTGATTCGCTTCACGAACGCGGTCAGTTCCTTGCCGCTCATTCCCAACGCATCACTCAACGCTTGCCTACTGCTACCATACAATTCGCTGATCACTGCACCCTTGACAGCGTTCCTATCGCAACCCATCTCCCTTGCGATCGAGCCGTACAGATCGTGTTCATCGCACGATCCACCGTGCTCGTAAAGAAGCACGCGAGCCTCCAATGAAGCAAAGTCAATCGCAACGATCGAACCCTCAGATCCGTAACGCGACACCATCAGGTTCCTAAACTCACGGTTCAACGTAAGGATTTGTGGACAACCGCTCTGTACTGTCAACCTGCCGGTTAACGTGGCGAACCTGTTGTACACAATCCGATTTGCCACACCTTCATCGTTCGGCTCGAACGACCTGATCGCAGGCACATTTCCCCTGTTCAACGATATCAACGTTTGCCATTTAGATCGATCAACGTGAACGGGTTGCAATGAGGCAATGACTGCATTTCCGGCCCTCCAAACGGTCTCAAAGTAACCCAACGAAGGCGAACCAATGCTCACATTCGATCGATCAATGATGCCACTCACGAAGGCATGGTGTTCACGAATGGGCATCACCTTCTGCCATGGAACATCACCTGTGAACGAACACGATCTAATCGCATTGATGAACCGCGATGGTGGTAACAACTGCAAGTCGACGTTCGCTAGCCTTGCAACGGTGTTCAGGCACCAATTATCGTTCTCCAATACTACATCGTTGACGAAGAACGTGTGATCAGGAATAACATCCACCCACGAGAACCCATCGTTAAAGAGAAGGTGCCGTGGAGTACCGATGACGTGCTTCAGAACACAAAACGGTATTGAATTCATTTTGTCGAAGTTGACACGTGATTGTTATCATCTTCACACAACTTCACGTGTGCTAACCAAGATTGCAACGCTTCGATCAACGTGTTCGCATTTTTGATTCCTTTTTCATCGGGAGGAATGTGAAACCTACAACATGATTCGTGTGTATAAGATTCAATTTCAATAAATAAATTGTTGTGAACATTCATTGTTAAAAACAATTCGCGACCGGTGCTATCAACAACATCTTCCAAGAGTTCGCAGGACATGAAAAAGATAGTAACAAACAAATCAAAGGATTACAACGCGTGGAATAACCCAGTCTCGCCGTGCGACCAGAGAGCGCGACACCGCGTCATCCACGCGCGCGTGGAATAACCCGCCGAAAGCGTTCGCGCGTGACGGGCACAAACGCGTCATCCACGCGCGCGTGGAATAACCAATTCGGGGTCAACCAAGAATAGAACTCGTCGGTGATTGAAATGAGAACGGCAGGTTGAACACCGATTGGAATATAACGTTGCATCGGCGTTGACCAGAGTTCTTGATTCTCAAGAACGGGTTGAGAATTATATTGATACACCCACTCGATGAGATCACCTGGTTTCATCTAGATTCTCCTACAACGCGTGGAACAACCGAGAATGTTGCCTGACCGGGATACGACCTTCGCACGCGTCATCCACGCGCGCGTGGAACAACTCCTCCGCGGTCAACCAAGAATAAAACTCGTCGGTGATCGAAATGAGCATCATTGGTTGAACACCGATTGGAACCCAACGCTTCATCGGTGTCGACCAGAGTTTGACATCCTCTTCGACGGGTTGAGAATCAGATTTATACACCCATTCGATCAAATCACCAGGTTTCATCGATGTTCTCCGATGGCACGTGAAACAACTCCGAATTGGTCGCTACTCCAGTGGACTATCATGTCATCAGCGCGCGAACATAACCTCCGTATAGCCTCTCGCGCTCAATATGATCTTCGTGTTATCCACACGCGCGCTGAACAACCCCCGGGGGTCAACCAAGAATAGAATTCGTCGGTTATTGAAATGAGGACGGCGGGGTGAACATCGATTGGAACCCAACGTTGCATCGGTGTCGACCAGAGTTCGGCATCCTCATCGACAGGTTGAGAATCAGATTTATACACCCACTCGATCAAATCACCTGGTTTCATCGAGGTTCTCCTACAACGCGTGGAACAACCAGCCTCGGTGGTAGACATAGGAAGGGCCTAAGTGTATCATCCACACACGCGTGGAACAACCTCGAGGAAACTGACCGCCGACGGGCATGCCGACGTATCATCCACACACGCGTGGAACAACCCCTTCGGGGTCAACCACATGTAGAATTCGTCTGTCATCGAAATGAGCATCATGGGATGAACGCCGATTGGAACCCAACGCTTCATCGTCGTTGACCAAAGTTTGGCATCCTCATCGACGGGTTGAGAATCAGATTTATACACCCATTCGATCAAATCACCAGGATTGAGCTGGCATTGATCATTCAACGTTCGTACCATGACTGAATCGTAACACGAAGGTTGAGAACGTTGCACTCGTCGTTCACATCATACATCGAACTAAAAACAGTACGCCAACGTCACAAATGTTCATCAACCAGTAGCACCTGTCACAGTGGCAGGGAATTGAGAAATCCATTTTTGCACGTTTGGTGGTCCCTCAAAAACACCATATGCATCAGAATAACCCATCTGCCACGTGGTCTCGAATTTTCCAGGCGCAAACGTGTGAGTCGTGCCAACGACTATATAAAGGTTATCAAGCGTTGTGCCTGTCTGAAAATCTACCATGTATTGTTGCGCCATCGTGGCGAGCACGTTTCCCAACGTCGTCAGCGTCAACTGCGCCGGAATGACGCGCAGTGGAACACCGCCCTCGCCGCTTCCGTTCGCATGAGCTGAGTTCTTCATTGTCATCGTCCTGATCATCTGCACCGTCGATAACAAAGCATCAGCCTTCGAAGCGAGCTGCGCGTTCGTTATCGTTGATCCGTTCGATCCAAACCTTATCGTCGGTACCATCTTGGACACGAAATCCTTCATCTGTTGGTTACTCGTGAAGTCAACGATCTGTATATGACCAGTCGCAAGGTCGCTCTGAACGGTCGCGATCGACGTTGGAATCGAAGCCAACGTCTTGTCTGTCGTTTTTTGAATCGCAAAATCCGTCGCAGGTATCGATATGAATCCTCCGGCCTTATCATCAGCACGTAGCAACTGCGTCGCGGCCTTGCGAGGACTCATCTGTTTGTCGTAAACGTGGATCCTCATGATCTTCTTAGACGCAAGGTTGTGAAGGTCAGCGGAGTTCAACGTTGCCGAATTTACCGCAGAATAATCCATCATCGTCAGGATGTCCGTGTAACCCGTATCAGGAACGCGCTGGTGTGTCGTCTCGATGTACATCTCTATGACGGGTTTCTTGAACGTTCCCCACTTATTAAGGTACTTGCCAAGCTGCGAGTTCTCCTCACCCTCGTGATCCTTGAGCTTTGCATCTGGATTCTTTGGATCATACGCCTCGTAGAACGCAGACATTCCATAACCGACAGACCTATTATCCTGAAACTGTGCATTTATGATGAGCAGAAGAAAGTCCTCCAACGTTATCCTTTCGCTACCGATCTTCTGCACGTGTTGTCTATACTGATCCTTGAACATTAGCATATCAATCGGAAACTCAGCGATGGAATGACCGCTCACGGGACCGCATGATTCATTGAGATTGTAAAAGAACACCTGCAGTTCATCGGTAACGTTTGCGCTGATCAAGTTCCTCACGACGAACACCATGAAAAGCTTACCAAAGGAAACTAGGGCCTTACGTGCCAATCCATTCACCGGTGGCGTCTTTGGTGAAGAGTTGTAACTATCACATATCGTAGCGATCTCGTCACCAACCAAGGGCTTGTAACCACCGTTCTTGAGTGAAATAGGCAGGAAAGGATCTGTACCCGTTATCGCTTCATCGAACATCGCGTTGATCGTTGAGGTGACTCGAGACTCGTAACGATCCCTAAGACTAAACTTCGTCTTATCGTTCGTCGCTGGCGCATACAGTTGCTGCAACGATGTGATCATACCATTGAGAGCGTCCTTATCGATTCCCTTTGTGTTTCCAAGCGTTGCACGTAGTTGGTTTATCGCGGTCGTCACATCCTGAACCTTGAGGTTGGGAAATTCACCCTGTTCGGCCGCGTCAAGTATCAAAAACCTTCGTATTTCCTTGCTTATTCCATCGGGAGGATCAAGTTTTAACTTCTTTCTATACTCAGAAATCTGATCAGCAATGATCTTTATCTGTTTAAATTGGAAATCAATGTCATTGATGTTATCGCTGATCTTCGATTCACGCATTTCGATGACGCCCTTCGTGAAGAGCTGCAACGTTATTGTCACCTGACCGACGTTATCAAACGTGAAGTTGCTGTTGATGATACCATATGCCTCACGCATCAACATCGTGTTGTTGACGTAGTCAAAGTAAGGATTCTCACCGGGGCGAACTGGCGCACGCCAACCGTACGTCATCCACACGGTGACTCCCGTGTAGACGCGTGGCCTGATAAGATCACTGATCTCGTTCAACCTCGAACGATCGTGTAGCTTGATGACAAGCGATGCCGTCTTGTACGAGTACATTCCAACTGCTGGAACCGCTGTTATCGTGCAGTGCTCCAACGAAGCGAATGGTCTGAACGGATCAATCACATCAACGTAGCGATTTCCATCAGTACCAACGTTGAGGTTGGGTTGTGGATTGACCAACGTCTGTGGGCTAGTGAACATCTCCATGCCGGCAAAATCGATCTCAGGCGTGTTAGAATTACCTTTGATCTCATGTCCTTCAATCATCGCTTTGTTTGCCATGGACGTTGCGTCCTGACCGTTCTTATCAACTGCGCCCAAGAGAAATTTAAGCAAACCAGGCGCTTGTAGCTGATGCGATGGATCACGCTTGACCTGGAACTCGACCTGAAGGTACGGCGACAACGATGCGAGGATGGTTGACGGCATCGAGTTTAAAAACGTCTCCGCCTTCTTCGTGTTGCGAGTGGCGGGGTGAAAGAACGGTGACCTGCTCAGGATGATCGTCGTATCGAACGGTAGCTTCTGTTGCGCGTCACCGTTCAGCTGAAAATCCTTACCGATGATCTCCTGAATTCCTGACACCTGTACCGCATTGCCTTTTGCATCCTTGTACGTCTTTGCAGCATCTGATAACTTTCCAAGATCAAGAATACCCTGTGTGCTAAAGAACTGTATGAATTCCGATAGATCGATGTTTCCATCGCTTGATTTCAATGTTAGGTTGCTCAACTTCTCCTTGAGATCTGACGCCGTGTACACTCCACGTCCATTGTTCTCAAGAACGCTAAGCAGTTGGTTGAACGCATTCGAACCGATCTTAGGATCACCACCCAAGCTCAATCCCTGCGTGCCGGCGAGATCCGCCGGCTGCATCATATCGTAGATCCCGGTGAGCGTGCTAAAGTCGTTTGCCATCGTTTAACCTATCAACGATGCTACGTCTGCAAGTGAAGGAACCTGAAGCAAAGTCCCAGGCGGGCACTGCAATCCCCATCCGATGTTCGACGCCGCGGCGAGGACCCACCAATATTGTGCATCACCATAGATCACACCGGCCATCGTGTCCAACCTCTCGGCACCGCGAAGCACCAATGGTTTTGTCAGCAACGTGCCCGCAGCGATCGCTTTCTGTATGGCCTCACGCGCTCTGCACGTGCCGTATTGTGCACCGAAGTTAAGAACGGGTGTACGCGAGTAACGAGAGAACGACATCAGTTGTTACTCGGTTGGATGTTTGTCGGGAATGATGCATTCGGCGAACCCATAACGCCGACGCCATACACGGGAGCGCGGTTGTAACCCATGTGATCGATACCAGGACTGATGTCGTGTATCGGACTGAATCCTAACGTGACCTTGCACATCTTCGGTGCTATCCTACCTTGAACAGACGTTTCCCACGTGACCTTATCGTACCAATCAAAGTTCATCGTCTCAATGAAACCCGCTAGACCCTTACCATACGTGTCCTTGAACGACTTTGCAATCGCGTTATTGCTAGGATCTATGAAGTTCGTCAACGTGGATGCAAAGCTCGTTCCTGAACTTCCAGGAGCAACCTGTTGCATCAACTTACGCTTCGTCTGAGGCGTAGGAATCAAAGCATCCAACGGTATCGAGTACGTACCGCCGACGATCGTTTGCAGTGGATCACCGTTCTCGAACTGCGCTTGAGCACTTGATATAGCACTTGAGAACGCAGACGTGAACACAGGATCATCGTTTATGTCAATCTCACAAACCTCAATGATCGCGTTACCATTGCTATTCGCAGAAACCTTTTTGATCTTTGCTATGAACATGTTCGGTATGGAACACACGCTTGGATCGAACGTAGGAGCGTTTGCAGGTCCAGTGGCACCACCGAACGATCCCAAAAACGGAATGCTGTTATCTTGGTACAACGGGTAGTTTCCTGGAGCAACGTAGTATGTGTTTCCCTGTGGATTGAACAAATCGTCCTGAATGGCTTGGTTCAACAGA